ACCACGATCGCGCCGGTGAGCATGGCAATTGTTGATGGTCCGATCTTGGGGATCATTCCTTGCCGTCCTCGGGCTCGTAGTCGGTGGGATCGGCCGGCGGCGGCTCAATGACTTCGGTGCCTGCCGGAAGGGTATCGGGTGCCATCATGCTTCCTTGTAGGTCTTTTTCCACGGTCGGGCCTTGATTCCTTCGTGATTCTTTTCCCACTCCTCCATCACGGAATCGCGCTGTTCCTTGCCGGTCTTGTGGAGCCAGGGGCCGAACGTCCAATGCCCATAGGTGCCCTTCGGGCCGGCGCGGAATGCGAACGGCTGGGGACGGCCCACCCTGACCGCTTGCGTCCATAGGTCGGGATTGGCAGCGGCAAACTTGCGTAGCATGAGGTCGCGGGCCTCGCGTGTCGGCCAGCCGCCGTAGAGCTTGACTCTCGTATCGTCGAACCCATACCCATCCACGACGGCAGCGGGGCCGGGAGCGCCAACGCCCGGGATTGAGATAACCCGCCACCCATCGGCCCAGGAGCGAACATAGGACCGGACTCCATCGTTGGCATTGCCCTCGACGGTCTGGAACCTGTTGCCGGTCAGTAGCGCGTTGATGAATCCAACGTGCTTACCGTCAATGATGAACAGGTCGCCGGGCTTTGTGTTCCGGCTTACGCCGCCATACCAGCCCTTGCGCCGCGCTTTGTCCACCATTACCGCCGTTGAGGGATTGATGATGGTCGCGGCGTCTTTCTTGTATTTCGCAGCGGCATCGCTCTTGGCAATGCAGTATCCGACGAAGCAGGCGCACCAGGGGACGCCGGCAAGCCCGTAAAGGGATTGGCATTCGTCCACGATCGGATCGCCAGACCTATTCGGCGGTCCCTCCATGCTGCCGAGATAGCTCAGCGCCTTTCGAAGCGTCTGCTGCCCGTTACTGATTGCCATGCGTCCCCCTAAGTGTTCCGCACGATTTCGATGATGATACCTGTCACCGCGCCGCCGGCGAGAAGCCAGACGACGCGGGATGTTGCAGCTGCCCCTTGCAGGCGGGCGCGCCAGATTTCTAGGTCAAACACTCGGGCCTCGATCTTGCCCAAACGGCCATTAGCCTCACGTTGCAGCGCCACGACCTCGCCCAGCTCGTGCCGCAGCTTATGCAGCTGCTCACGGATTTCTGCGACCTGCTCGGGGCTCATGGATTAGGACACCTGCCCGAGCCATTGCATCTCAAAACGGGTCTGTGTGACCCCTAGCCCCGCTGCACCCTTTACTGTCACGTTCGACATGTTGTGATCTACCCGGACGGTGACGACGTTGCCAGCGGTAAGGGATAGAACGCACGAACCAGAGCCAGCGGATACCGTTGAGATCGCGAATAGATTGGACGTCAGGTAACTAGTCCGCGTGCCCCCAACGTACATCTCCGCGATGGCATAGGTTCCGGCAGTCTGCGTCAGGTAGAACTGGCCGCTGCAAAGGTAGAGGCCAGTCGTGCCCACCGTTATATCCGTGCCAGACGCCCATGCATTGTCCGTGTCCCAGTCCTCTGCGTCCCACGAAATCGCGGCTCCCGCCGTATATGACGATTGGTCGCCTGTCTTTTTCACGGCGAGCGCAGGCGGCACGCGCTGATTGTCCAGGTTGGTCCCGACGTCGTTCATCGTGGCAGCGGTGAGAATGTCGCCGGGTGAGAAGGTGCCGATATCGGGATAGGTCTTTGCCATTAGTGCGCCCCCTTAGAACGCCAGAAGGTTGGTATCCAGAATCCCCAGGAACTCGCTGTCAAGCGTAAAGAATGCTCGAGTGTCGATTGACTCAAAGGTGAAGCGTATGCGGTGATCCCCCGGCCTGATCTCATGGGCGATGCCGGAAACCAACAGGGTTTCGGTCACGCTAGACGGTGAGCCGGTCGAAAATGACTTCTGAACCGTGGCCACGTCGGTGAGCTCGGCATCAAGCAGCGTTTCCTGCTGTGTGGCGTCAAGAGCAGCCAGCTGCACCGAAACGCCGGTGAAGCGCAGGTACGGATCTTTGTGGACGGCCAGAAAGCGGTCGGCCAGGTTCAGCACTTCCGAGGTGGTGCTGTTCAGCAGGTCGAGCTTTGAGTAGTCCAGAGACTGATAACGGGCGATCGAATCGGCGTCGAAGGCATCCTGCCCCGCGCCGGCGGGGGATTGCATATGGACGTAATTGTAAAGCAGCTCATCCCCGAATTGATTGGTGAGGGACGAATACGGGATGCCCGTTCCGTCGTCGGTGAATTCGATCATCACCGTCGGATTCAGCAGACGAAACCGCTCAACGAATCGCAGGTCGCCCACGCGATCCATGAACAGGAAACCGGCCTCTGACACCTCAATCCGTTGCAGGTATTGGAGAACGTTCGTGCCCTCGGGAACATCCCAGACTCCCCCACCGCCGGGTGTCCCTCCGAGGACACTCTGCCCGGTGTCGAGGTTGCGCCCGCCTTGATACTCAATATCGGGCCGGGATAACACGGCCTCAATACGTTCCCCGCTCGTCTGTTCTGCCGGCGTCCATGCGTTCATCACCATCTGCGCCAGCACCGTGAACGGATCAGAACAGGCAGCGGTCAGGACGTTCCCGGCCTCGGCGTAGTGATAGTCCAGGTTCCAATCCGTAATCGTCCCGGTGTAGATCGCGCACCCGTTTGCGTAAATCTCAATTGGCTGGCGCGGCTCGACGTAGGGGTAATACGGGGAGCTTGCATTGAGGGGATCGAGCTGGCGGTCGGGGTCGTGGAACGTCACCTGCGCGGTGCCGGCGTTGAATGCCTCTGTGTTGCGATTGCGGCCTCGCGTGATGCTGATGCTTTGCACCATTTCGGTCACGTCCACCATCTGAATCCCGCCCAGGGTGCCGGTGTCGAGCAGCCCATACGTCGCAGAATCGAGCAGGAATGGCGTCGCAAACCCGGTCGTTTGCTCAAATCCGACAAGAACCTGAATGGTAGGGACGCTCATGCCGGCATGAATGCGGGGCCGCTACGCCTCTCGGCCCGCTGAATAGCCTCGATGATCTGCTGCCCGATCTGATCCGGCGTGCTGACAAGCCCTGCCTGGACGTTGATGGTCATGCCCATCGCGCCGCGCCTGTTGAGCGGAATGACAGCCTCGGGGCCAGCCTCACCAATGAGCGCCACCGTAGGTTGGGTCACAATTCCGCCCTGCGCGAGCCTCGGGATTTTCGGGATCTCGGGAATGTCGGGACCCGGCCAAACATTGTTGATTGCGCCCGTAACTTTGTTGAGGCCACTTACGATCGCGTTCACAGCGTCAATCAGGATATTGACGGCAGCTTTCGCTTTGCTCGTGATCTGGCCCCAAACGAGGCCAATGCCTTCCTTGATCCAATTCACGATGGCGGAACCAACCTCCATGAGCTTGTCTTTCCAGCCACCAATTAGGTCGAAGAGAGCCGTTGCGAATCCCTTGATGTTGTCCCATACGGCAGCGGCCAGCCCCGTCGCGGCGTTCTTGATGTAGGTGATGATCCGCCCGCCAATGGTCGCCAAACCTTCGGCCCATCCAACGGCCAGGTTGAGCAGCGCGCTAGGCATGGCCTTGATCGCTTCCCATACCTTGTCGGCCAGATTCGCGGCACCATTGACGATGCCCGTGACAATTGCCTTGCCAATGTCAAACGCGAGCCCCACGATGATAAGCGGCAGGCCCAACAGGGTTTCCTTCAGCCATTCGATCACGCCGCCGGCAGCTCGCTTCAGTCCGTCCCAGGCACCGGAGAAATCGCCCTTGATGAGCGAGCTGATCGCGTCAATTGCGCCCTTGATTACGTCCCATGCGGCCATGACGGGGCCTTTGAAGTAATCCACGACGCCGGAAACAACGGCCTTGATTGCATTCCAGACGGTTTCCACTACCCGCCGAAAGGTTTCTGACTTTTTCCAGAGCAGGATGATTCCGGTAGTCAGGGCCGCAATAGCGACTATCACAAGCCCGATTGGGTTAGTGAGCAGGGAAAGGGTGCCCAACACCTTCATCACGGCATTGACGGCAACTATCGCAGCCGCGAGCCCCCCAAACACTCCAATCAGAACCTTCACCAGCTTTTCGTTATCCCGCATCCAGCCGACGAGATTTCGGAACACCGTTGCCAGAAACTCGATCACCGGGATCAGGGCCGTGGCAAGGCTTTTCTGAAGCTCCTCAAATGAACGCTTTGACCGTTCCAGCTGGCCGGCGGTCGTCTGCCCGAAAGCCTCGGCGGTCCCGCCTACCTGATCCTCAACCTCCTTGAGGATGATTTTCTGGGCTTCGAGGGTCTTACCGGATGCGACCAGGCTGGCAATTGTCTTTTTCTGCTGATCGGTGAACGTGACGCCGGCGCGGGAAAGAGCCGTGATCCCCTTGATCGGATCGTTCAGGGCCTTCCCAAGCATCTTGTTTGAAGATTCCAGCGACCCAAACCCCTTCTTTGAGAGGTCGAGCGCCGCGACCGTGGCGCGGTCGAAAATCTGATTGCCCCTGCCCATCTCGTTTCGGACGTTCTTGAACGTCGCCAGCATCGCGCCACCCTGCGTGATGAGCGCGGCACTTTCTCCGGTCGTGTCCTGCAACTTGTTTGCAAACTCAAAGAACCCCTGCGCAGTCGTATTGACAGCGTTCCCGGTGCTTTTCAGCGTCGCCTCGAGGTTTGCAACGGCAGCTTCATCCTCCATGACGCCCTGCACGCCCTGTTTCGCCATGAGGGCCATGCCCCCGAGGACGGCGACCGCCGGCAGAAAAGCCTTGCGGATCGCAAAGCCAGCCTTCGCGCCCTTGCCTTCGAGCTGCTGGAATTGCTTGACCCCGCGATCAATGCCACGCCCGTTGAAATCGGTGAGGATGGGGATCGTGATTGCCACTAATCAACCATCCCCTGCACGGTCTTTTCGGCCTTCTTGACGAGGAGCGCGACGCCGGCCTGAATCTGCGGCGCGTGCCGGTCGGCGGTCGGCCACAGGACGCGATCAGAACGGGATCGGATGTTCTGCCCCAGCCTGTTTCCGGTCGTGACAGTCTCGAACAGGATGCCGGCGGGGTTTCCCTGACTGACATACAGCACCGAATTCTTATCCCTGCGGGTGCTGGTTTTGACTTTCACGCCCGAACGGACTTTTGAGGC